GGCGGTGCCGGCAGCGCCGCGAGCGTCGGCTACGGCAGCAAGCTCTCCAGCCGCTTGCGCAACCCCTCGGAGCAGGTTGGCGAGCACAACTCCGGGGTCTTGGGCTGCCGCGCCTCCGGGGGCAGGGGCGGCACTGTCGCGCTGGGGATTGGCGCACTGGGCGGCAATGACTTCGGCACGACGTTGCAGGCTGTCAGCAGCACTGCGAGCGCGGGCAGCGTCAGCAGACGCAGCGCGGATTCGGTTCTGGGCATCGGTCTGCACCTCCGTGTGCTGGGCTCGCCAGCGGGCCTCCAGGGCTCGCGCGGCTTCGCTGGCTGCCAGAGCCTCGGCCACCAGTTTCTCGCGCTCCTGCGCCCGTTCTGCGCGTTCTCGGGCCAGTGTGATCTCGGCGCCGCGCAGCTCCCACAGCAACATGCCCGACAGCACCACCAGGCCGATGCAGGCAGCACCAAGAGCGTAGGCGACGGGGCGGTAGATCATAGGCCCAGACACTGCCGGTTCTCAGCCTGCCGGCGCAGAGTCAGGCCACGCAGGGGCTCACCACGGAAGCGATCCCAGCGCAGGATCTCGGCGCAGGCGCCAGCGTAATCGCCCGCGTTCAGCCGGCGCACCAGCGTCGAGCCGCAGAACGCCCCCGGGCCGATGTTGTACGCCAGGCTCAGGAAGGCGTCGTATTCGTGCTGATGCAGCGGCACCCGAGCGCACTGCTTCAGAGCGCCCTCGAAGCGTTGCACGTCCTGCAGCTTGCGCACCAGCGCCTGCACGGGTTCGATGCGGTCGCCGGGTTTTACGCCGGCAGTGGTGCCGAAGCCGATGGTCGGGACGTCACCCTTGACTGGGGTATACGCCTCGCCACGGTAGCCCTCATGGACGGCGATGCCGACCAGCGCAGACGCTGAGAGCGTCAGGGCGCCGATGACGATGCGGGCTTTCATTCAGTATCCGGCGCGCGCTGGAAGTGCATCTTGCCCCAGCGATACAGCAGAAAGCCAATCTGCAGCACCAAGTAGATCAGCGTCGCCCACAGCACCAAGTCATTGATCGGCATCCCCGCCACGGTGGCGCCGGCAACGGCAACTGGTGGCGACGCCTTTGCGGCTTCGGTGGCGATGTCGGCTTTCTGTTGCATCGTCAGGCTCATAGCTGATGTTCGGCCGCACGGGCTTCAAGTTCCATTGGATGGTTGCGGTATCCGTAGCGAACCAGGCCCCACAAGTACGTGACGTAGTATTGCAGAAGGCCCATGCGCTTGTACTGCTGCCAGTGGGCGATTTCGTGCCTAGTCAGACGCTGGTTCGCCAGATGTTCCGGCAGGATGTAAATCCCCCACGGCGCCAGCGCCACGCCTGCGAAGCCGAAGCGGCGCAGGAACCAGGCGATGATGTGGCGGGCTGGGCGGGGGATCATTCTGTGAGAGCATTGACGGGTTGCTCGGAGAGGGCGTTACGCTGCCGCTCAACCTCACCCACCGTGCCGACTGCGGCAGCGCGCTTGGCCTCGCCCGTGCGGCGTTGGGTGTCGATCACGATGTCCAACAGCTTGCGGCGCTCTTTTTCTGGCAGACCGTTCAGTAGGTCAAGCATGCTCTGGTTGGTTTCTGCGGCCTTTCGCAACAACTCAACGGTTTTCTTGTCCAGCCGCTTGTTCGCGCTGGCAAGGCTGAGGTTCGTCGCCGTGATGGCCGGCTGAAACCAGTTGGGCAAGCGCAGCTTTGATCTATTGGCCTCCAGAATCAAGGCAAGGTCTTTCTTGCCGCCTTCAGCAAGTTCTGCGGCGCGCTTGTCCAGCTCAACCTGCCGCGCTAGCCTGTCCAGCGTGGGCATCTGCGACGACATTTCTTTGAAAATGTCGTAGCGGCCGGGGCCAAAAATTGCCTCTACGGCGTCTTTGTTGTCTCCGCGGACAAGTTTGACGAATTGCTGCGGGCTGTCTTTAAACATCTCCAGCGCCTGCGCCGCCATCTGTTTTTGCGCGATGACGTCCATTCCTTGGCTGTAGGTCTGAAGGTACTGGCGCCAACCGGGGCCGCCCGCCGCGGCCTCAATGGCGTTGTCAATCACAGGGCGCAACTTGTCCAGCACTGATGCCGTCAGCTTGGCTCCGGCCTTCGGGTCGTCAACCTTCAGGACGTCGCGCACGCGCTGCGCCACGCCCTCCTTGCGGATGGTGTACAGATCGTGAGCGTCAATGACGCCGCCGTTGCGCTGCGCCAGATTGACCAGATCATCGCGTACCAAGCCCAAGACCTTTGTTAAGTCATTGCTGGCTCGCAGGCCTGGCGTATTCAACGAGCGATTAATTGAGCCCAACAGCGGGTCAATGCTCAGCGGCTTGAGACCATACGCCTCTAGGCTTCCGATCTGCCGTTCAATAAAATCGCGTTCTGTACGGCGCTGCTGGGCAATATCAGAAAACACTTGCCCCGTTTGGCGCTGCTGTGCTGCGGCCTCAGAAAGCCCACGAGCCTCAAGCCGCGCGGCCTCCGCAGACGGCACCGTCATTGACTGACCCGTCCTTGGCTCGCCCGTCACGGCACCGCGAACCAAGCCGCCCTGCTGCGGTGCGGGCGCGGGCATGGGTTGGCCCTCACGCAACGCAGAAATCATTGACTGCTGCTTCGCTGCGGCCTGCGGCCCAAGCCGAGCCATCGTCTGCCCCGCTTGGTTGGCCGCACCAAGTTCCGTCTCACGCATGGGCGCAACCAACGCATTCAGCGTCTGTTGCGCTTGTTCCTGCGCTCGCATCGCTTCCGTCTGCGACCGCCCGCCCGCCATGCGAGCCAGTTCTTCCTCGGCCAGCGTACGCCGGGTGCGGGCAAGTTGCGCAGAGAAGTCCGTAGGTTCAAAGGCCAGCAGCGACTGCCACGCTTGGCGCGGAATCTCTGCGGTTGCTTGCGCCGGAGAGGCGCCCGGTTTGGCTGCGGACAGGCCGGCTTTGATGGCACCCAACTGGTCGCCTGCGGCTTGGCGGGCAACGTTGGCGGCGCTTCGTTGGGCCGACGAACGCAGGGCATCAGCCGCTCGCGCCCCCAGCTTCACTGCTTTGCCGAGCCCTTGGCCAAACATCTCGCCCAGAGCGTATTCCTGCGCCCCGGCACGCAAGTCAGGTTGCTGGCCCTGCAGCAATTCAGACCCGGCGCGAGCCCCGAGGAAGCTCGTCAGGCCACCAGCAAGCGCGCCGCCTGCGGCAGCAACAGGCCCGGCGGGAGCCATTGCCGCTCCGCCTCTGATAGCACCGCCAGCGGCTGCCAACGCCTCTGCAGAGGGCTGCGCCACTCTGGCAATGTCGCTGACGTTTTGGCGAAATCCCTGTGCCAGCCGCCTGCCTACAGGGACTGGCGCTTCTGGAGGCGCTGGATACTGGCCAGCGCCCGGGATTTGCCCCGGCGGCGCCATAGTGCCCGCCCTCTCGCCGGCAATCTGTCGCGCATAGCCGGCAAGCTCCTGATCCGACAGGGGCTTAACAGATTCAAAGTCGTAGGTCTTGCCGCCAATCTCGAGCGTGTACTTTGGCATGACTACGGCCTTTCGGTGACGAACACGCCGGGGGAAATTTCTCTGCGATTGCCCTGCGCCGGGGTCGTTGCGGGAGCCGCTGGTGCGCGCGGCGCTGCAGGCGCGCCTTGAGCCGCAGCAGGTGCGGCGGGCGCCGCTGCTGCAGAATCAAACGAGACAACGCTTGAACCAAGCTTGCCCTTGCGATCGCGCAGGATGCGCAAAATCTCGTTTGCAGCGGCTCGCCGAATGTTGTTCGGGGTCGCCGGATCCGCAAGTTTGCCCGCAGCTTCTTTGTAGGATGCCGTGTCTTTGTCAGACTGCGGTCCCTCAAACCGGGGAACAATCTTAAGAACCATGTCAGCAATCGGCTGCAGCCTGCCGATTGCAACCGCACCCGGCGTGCCGATGCCGACGAATCCAGCAGCCACATCAGCAAGCGCTCCAGCGCCGCTGCCGGTCGATCTGTCAATCAACCCACCCGGCTTGACTGCCTGCTCCAGTTCGGAAATGACGCCGGCAATTTCATTTGCCTGCGATGCCTTTTCAACTTGCGCTCTGCCAGTAGCCGTGCCGGCAGCTTGAGCTGCGGCCATGCGGGCTTGAAAAGCTGGATCCGCGCGTTGAGAGGCTTCTTGCTCAAGAATCCGCAGGCGACGCTCGGCCTGCTGCACACCGGCGCGGTCGTTATTAACGCGAGCAGTTTCAAGGGCGAGCCTAGCATCAGCCAATCGGTTCGCCTCAATCTGAGCCGTCGTCATCGGGCCAGCGCCCATTTGCAAAGAGCCAAGCTCCTTGCCAAAGGTCGCGCTGTTAGGGTTGTTGTCGATTGTTACAACCCTGTCACCAAGCTGAACCTGTCTGGGTTCTGGTGCGGTGTTTGGCGGCCTAACCGTCTCCGGCTTCGCGCCAACTTCCATTGAGCGAAGTTCTTGATTGAACGTCGGGCTGTTGGGGTTTTTGTCAAAAATAACGACGCGATTTCCCAAGTTCACGGACTCCGGGATCGGAGACGCATTTGGCACGGCTGCGGGAGCGCGCCTGCTTGCCTCAAGCCTCGCAACACCCTCCTCACTCAACGGAAGACCAAGAGCCTTAAGATTGCGCACCAGTTCCGTGTCTTGAGGCGCCGCCTGCGTAGTCCTCATTGCTGCCTGATACGCGGCAAAGCCTTCCGGATTCTCGGGGAACCCAAGCGCCCTCATGGACCGAACGATTTCCGGGTCCGCAGGCGGCGCCGGCTGGGCTCTGCCAGCGGCTTGCATGGCGCCATAACCCTCTGGCGTCAAGCCAAAACCAAACGCCCTCGCCTTTCTGACATCTTCCGGTTCCGCAGGCGGCCTTGCGCCCAAACGAAGTTCATTCTGCTTCAGCAGCAGATTGGCCGCCTGCTGACCCTCTGCCCCCAAAGAAAGCAAAGGCAAGAGGTTGACTTGCCCGTAGCGCTGCTGGGCCGCGTCAGCAGACGCGCCTGCTGCGCCGCCCATGCCGGCAAGTGGCTCAACAGTTGTTTGCCCGAGCGCAGCACGCATGCTGCGCATTTGCGCTGCAGCCTGCTTCATCTCTGCGCTTTTGCCAAGAAACTTTGGCATGCCGGCCAACGCATCAGCCATCTGATCCAGCATATCTGGCGAAAGCTGCTGCCCTTGCGCCTTGCGGATAATTTCGGCAACGCCAGCAGATGCCGTGCGCTCCTGTTCCGCCTCCCGCATCGCCATCGCATTCCGCTGCAGCCCTTGCATGGCACTGGCGGCCTGCGCCACCTCAGCAAGCATGTTGGCCTGCGACGGCGCTTGGTAAGTGAGCGGCTTGAACTGGCCGGCCAGCAGCGGGAGTCTGGTGTCTAGCGGCATGTCAGCCTCCAGTGCGTCCGTAGATGTCAAGCATTCGGTTCAAAAGCTGGTCTTGCCGCTGTTGGGCCTGATATCCCTGCAGCGCATTAATTGCCCCTTTCGCACCCGAAGTGTACGCCGAGGTACGCCCGATGCGCCCCGAAACCAGCGCGTTCGCACCCTGCATGCCGAGCTCGCCAGCTTGGCCGGCGTAGTTCTGGCCTGCGGTGCCCGCCTGCGATGCGGCGGTCTGCCCGATGCCGGCAATATTGGCCAGTCGGTTGAACGACTTGCCGTATTCCTCGGACGCCAGATCCTGCGCAAACCGCTGGCCTGCTTTCATCGCCCCGCCGCTCAGCAGGTTGCCACGCGAAGCCTGCAGACGCTCCAGCGCTTTCATGCCCTCACCCAAGCGGAAGCCGTAGCCAGGCTCGGCCGTCACTTCGCCGCGCGTGATCTGCCCCAGAGCATTGACACCAGCCTCGTAATAAGGCTTGTTCATCTCCATGAACTTGTTGTAGATGTCTCGCTGCAGCTCGAGGGCTTTGTCTGCCGATGCCGCCTGCGTCTGTGCCGCTTCCTTGGCCGCACTGCCCGCAGCGATGCCACCAACCACGTTGCCCACGCCACTGACGATGGCACCGCCGGCAGGCGTTTGAATAAACTTCAGCGCCTTGTCCAGCAGGTCGCCGCCGCCAAGAACTGCAGACGGAATGTTGGTGCCTTTGGTCAGAATTCCCGTGCCGGCAACGCCTGCGCCTTCTGTCGCGGCAGTCTCAGACATGTTTCTAAGAAAACCGCCTGAAGACGGCGCAGTGGTTCCACCCGTCAGCACATCGCCGCCAGCAGCCCCCGCCGCATCTCCGCCACCGGCAAGCACGTTGGTGGGCAGGTTGGTCAAATCGGCAGCAGTTAGAGCCCCGGCGCCGCCGCTTACCGCCGGCATGATCGGCACACCAGAAGCGCCGACGATGTTGCCGCTGACAGCGCCGAGTCCCTCCAGCGCACCACCTGCGGCAATAGATCCTGCGCCACCAATGCCAGTCAGCGCATTCGTCACAGGCGCCAGAGCGTTGCCCAGCGCCCCTGCGCCAAAGTAAGCGCCCACGGACGGCAGAACGAACTCTTTGAAGAAATCGCCGAAGCCGCTGACTTTTTGTACTGTTTGGTTTGTTACTTCACCAGACGGCAAGCGAAAACCAAATCTTTGATTGTAATTGCCAAGCGTGCTGGCGTCGGTAACAAAATCGTATCCCTCGGCCTGTTTAGAGCTAATCCAGCGCAAAAAATCATCAGAATGTTTTTCATAAACATTGCCATCAGGTCCAATGTAATTCTCTTTTGTTGGGCCAGTCCAACCCAATTGCGTCGCAACCGTTTCCCAGTTTTGAGGGCTACGCAGCCCGTTTATCATCGGGTCATACGGCCCCGCAACATAGCCGCTCTCGTCAACAGTGCCAGAGAACTGCGAGAAAAACGGGTCACTCGCGGAAAGCCATTGCTGTGCCATGATTCACCTCACCCAATCCGCCAGTTGGTACCGTCGCTGAACACCGGCACGACGTTCGCGCCGCCGCCGGCCACAATCGAGTGGAACGTGGTTGCGTTGGCATCCGTTACCACGGCCCGTGCGCCTGCGCCGGCAGTCGCTGCGGCCACCAGCGCAGCCACCGTCTGCGTGCCGTTGTTGATCCACTTCGCGCCGACAGTCATCGTCAGGCCTGGCGCGCGCAGCGAGGTCACGCTGCTGTTGCCCAGCGTGATTTCGTTGCTGACGCCTGCCGCAGAGACGTCGGCATCGTAGCCCAGCACTAGGTTGTTGCTGCCGGTTGTGAGCGAGTCGCCGGCTTGAAAGCCCAGAGCCACGTTGTTTGCGCCAGAGGTCAGCGCCCCCAGTGCCGACGCGCCCACCGCCGTGTTGTTGCTGGTGGTGGCCGCATCTAGCGCAGTCCACCCGATGGCAACGTTATACGCGCCCGTGACCACCAGCAGAGCCGCATCCTTGCCCACCGCAGTGTTGCCGGTGCCGCTGGTATTTGCCCCCAGCGCCGAGCGGCCTACGGCCACGGCATCGCTGCCGGTGTAGGCGTCCAGCGCCGCGTAGCCCACCGCCACGTTGTCCGCTCCCGTGGACACCAGCAACAGCGCATCGCTGCCCAGCGCCGTGTTTCCTGCGCCCGTCGTTGCCGCGTTCAACGCTCGGTATCCCGCGCCAGTGTTGTAGTTCGCAGTCGTCGCCGCCGACAGCGCGTCGTAGCCCACAGCGGTGTTGTAATCCCCGCCCGTGTTGGCATCCAGCGCCTGCGAGCCGACGGCGACGTTTTGGATGCCATCGGTGTTGCTGGTCAGCGCGTTGTAGCCCACCGCTGTGTTGTTTGACCCAGTGGTGTTGCTGGAAAGGGCGTCGCCAGTTGGCGGAGTTCCGGGAACCCCACCTACGGCGGTGTTGGTGGGAGCGCTTCCACCGCCAGCCCCGACAACTACGCCAACCGCTGTTGCTAACGCGTACGACGCAAAAATGTTGTCGTCGGTCTTAATCGTCACGTTCAGCGACGTCTGCAGTTCGAACTTGTACGACGAACCTGCCGTTAGCCAGATTTGCGCGGGCGTGCGGCCGGCGCTGTCCAGCACGATGGGGTTGGCGTTTGCCGTGCCGCCAGACGAACTGGTGTACGTGGCAATCGGCGTGGTCGTGCCGGCAGCGTAGGTGTGGATCTTGCCCCCGGCCAACGGGTTGCCGTTGTTGTCGAAGAACTGCGCTCCGGCGCCAGCGTAGGGGGAAAGCGAAACGCTCATGATGCTCTCACTGTTGAATCTGGCTCACCGCCAGCACGACGGCAGGGGCTGCTGGGGCAAACGCAGTGGCTGCGACATTATCCACCGTGATGGCCGTATTGTCTGCGGCAAACATGATCTCGATGCGGTCGTTTGCCGCCAGCGAGAAAAACTCGCTCATAGACACAGCGGTGTACCCGTTGTTGATGTTGATCGTCACCAGCCTGGCAGAGTTAGCGACATCTGTTCCGTTTTTGCGGAACCACAGCCAAACCGTCTTGGCGCTGCTGCTACTGCTGCCGATCTGAACGGTGGCGTCAAATTGGTATAGGCCAGACTGCACCACCACAATGCGCGACGCAGGCGAGCCGATGCTGATGCCTTCGGCGATTTCGGTGTTGTCAAACGTCAGCGCGTAAGCCGTGTTCGTCGAAGCGGGAGTCTGATCCGTGGTCTTAGTGAACTCGCCGTAATACTTCTGCTGCTCAATGGTGGGCCGCACGAAGATGTCGCCCGCCGTTGCGCTATCTACCAGCACCGCAGCGATGGGGATTACGTTGTCGGGCGCCGTGGGCTTGACGTTGGTGAACGCGCCCGCCACCGTCGGGCTGGCGTAGAGAACGTCGCCCACGTTGAACGCGCTGGTGTCAATGCCGCTGACGTTGCCCCAAACGCAGCACAGGCCCGTGGCTCCGCTGTCAGGCAGTTCCTCGGCCATGACGCCCAGGATGTACAGCGACGGCGACGAGCCGTCTGCTAGGTACGGCGTTACCGACAGCACGTTGTTTGACCCGACGCCCGCAAAGCCAACAACCGTGCCCTTGGGAATCGTGAAGCCGGTGGTGTTCTGCACCACCGTGTACTGCAGCAGCGCTGCGTCCTCGATGGACGACTGCAGCAGTTGGAAGAACCGAAACCACGCCCGCGTGGCCAGCGCGCCCTGATCCACCACGGGATCGCGCTGAGACGGTACGCGCGGCGCCAAGTCCACGTTATGCGCTCGTCGGGGTGGCGGACAGTTCCGCCCCCATGATGGCAATCTTCACTGGATCACTGCCGCTGATCTCGTACACGCGATCCCGCAGCTTGGTGGTCATGCCGAGCCGGCGCCAGATCACGCGCTTGCCGTACTCGCCTACGCGACCCATGCTGGCCCAGTGCTCATTGCTCCAAGTGTGGCCGCCGTCGTCGGACCAGCGCAGCATGACCTGTGGGTTGGCGCCGTCTGTCAGCGAGATGAGCGACGTTACCAGCGGATCGCCGGATTCAGTGGTCAGGTTGACGCTGTTCTCGGTCAGTAGGAAGAACGTGCTCACCGTGCCGGCGCCGACGCCAGACTCGCAGTCCAGTTGCAGCGTGTGGTGCGCCGTGCGCTTTAGCGTGTTCTGCCCCGTTGGCAACGCACGCCACGACCGCAGCCACCGTTGCGCTTGGCCGTTGTCGTTGTACGTGTCCTGACTGAAGGCGTAGATGAACCCCGTCTCCCAGTCGCCCACTAGCACTTGGCCGTTGAAATTGGCCTGGCAGTTGCTTCGGTGCCGGCGGTACTGCACGCCGTCCCAGTAAGCCCGCTCGTGCCACAGGCCGGTGGAAACGTCGAACACCCACGTGGCCTGCGCCGTCGGAAACACCAGCACGTAGAACGAGTGCCCGTCCTGCTGGTACGAGTAGCCGATGGCATCGTTCAGCACCGCGTACTGCTGGATCTGCCACTCCACAGCGTGCGTGCTGATGCGCTGGCCGTTGTAGCCCTGATTGCGGTACACGATGCCGTTGCCCCGTGCGTCAGAACCAAGCCAGAAAACGCTGTTGTCCAGCTTGGCCACGCTGTACGGCGCAAGGCAACCGGTTTCCATAAACGCGCCCTCAATGCGCGCCAACGGGAAGTCTGCGGCCCCGGCGTTGTACCAGACCTCAACGGTGTTGTTGCCAAACAGCCAGACCTCGCGGTGGTCAACCATCAGCGACACGATGTTGTCGGGGTTGCCCTCGGCGCTGGCAAAGTCCAGCGGGTCTACCGACAGACCGTCCAGCAGCGCCGTCACCCACACCCGCTGGCTGTTAGGCTCGTTGAACACGAAGTAGCTGTCCAGATAGCCCACGCTGACCGCGCCCGGGAAGTCGGGGTCGGTGACCTGCGCGAACACGCCCGTGTTGGCGTTGTAGATGAACGCATCGGGGTTGCACGCCACGAACAGCTGCACGCCGTTGTCGGCCATGCTCACCGGCCCGCTGCCGTTGATCAACCCCAGTTCCGTGATGGCGTAGTTGCCGTCCACGCGGTACAGCTTGCCGCCCGATGCGACGTACAGGAAGTCGCCGAATTTCCACATGCCACGGATGGGGCCAGTGCCAACGATGGCCGTCAGTTCCAGCCCCGGGCACCGCTGCAGGAACGCGGGCTCCTTGCCGCCCTCGGGCACCACCTCGGGGAACAGGTTGACGCACCTGTTCGCCGCAGCATTGACACTGCGGGCAACGTAGGCGGCTCCGAGGATAGGGGTTTTCATGCTTCCAGTGCTGCAACGCGGGCGCGGAGAGACTGCACCTCTTTGATAAGCATCGGCACGAGTTTAGAGTAGTCCACGCCCCAAGGGCGCGCTACTTCTTCGTTGCTGTCGCCAGGGGTGACCACTTCCGGCGCTATAAGATGCAGGTCTTGAGCAATGACGCCGTAGCGAACATGCCCGCCAACTTTCCAATCAAACTCAACTACTTGAACAGCGTCAAGAAGCGCTCCGGCATCGGCAGCGGGGGCAACGGCAGTTTTTAGACGACGGTCTGACGATTGGTTGTAAGCGGTGGTTGTTGGGGTGCAGGAAATAGACCCAACGGCACTAGTATTAAACTGAAAAATAATAGCGTTCCAAGACGTTGTGCTGCCGTTTGAGTTGACAAGAGATAGGTTTGTCCCCCCGTTACCGCCGTTGGTAAAAGACACAAATGAAGCGCCTGCGGAACCGGTCGGGAGAAAGCGGATTCCGTCTGAGGTATCTACGTTTGTATTGGTAGTTCCAACAAGCACATTCCCCGACGTATCCACACGAACGCGCTCTGCGCCTCCGGTGTGCAAAGTCAAAGGAACGTAAGTCCCGGAGCCCGTTATTGCGCTGAGTACTCGCGCATCTGTTGAGGTCATTGCCAACACGGCAACCGCAGAATTCGTCGGGCTGCTGTTTGCAAAAACCGCAACGTTGGCTTCTGTTGACGAACCATTGGGCAACACAGAAACGCTTGTTGCGCCGTTCGTCGTACTTGTTTGAAACGCCACGCGGCTTGCAAGCGTCGCGTTGCTGAAATCGCCCGTGATCCGCTGCGCAGTCCCGCTAAACGTGACGTTTCCACTGCCTACAGTCGGACCAACCAACGTCGGCGAATCCGCAAACACCGCAGCACCAGTGCCAGTCTCATCCGTCAGCGCAGCCCGCAGGTTTGCTGACGACGGCGTGGCAAAAAACGTCGCCATGCCAGATGCAAACAACGACGGCGAGGCCAGCATGCCGGTGAACGTGACCTGCTTCGTCACGCCGCCTTCCACGACGGGAAACGACGACGCGCCGTCAACGCTGGCGGCAACCGGCAGTTCCGAGATCTTTACGTTTGCCATCAGTAATTCCCCGTGAAGATATTGAACCGTTGATTGCGCCGACCCATGATGTTGTACGGCATGGCCAACAGGTCATCGGGGTTGTTGATGCGCTTGAGGTTGCGCTTTGAGGTCATGGCGATGCGCTGCACCGTGGGCGGGGCCTCAACGCCAAACTCGGCAGCGATCTCGCAGGCCAAGTTGTACTTGAAGCACCGCAAGTAGCCCGGGGGAAACGCAAGCGTGGTGTTCAGCAGCGCGGGCTGCGCCAGTTCCTGCACGCTGACCAAGTGCCATTCCAGCGGCTTGGTAGGCACCGGGTACAGCGCCATGGTGATGTCGGGGTGCGTATTGTTCACCCACATCATCTGCGGGTAGGTGGACGTCACCGTCTTCAGCGCGATGTTGTTGTACTGGTCTTGGTTGATGAAGTACACCCCGAACGACACGCCGCTTTCGGTGTCGCGGAAGTACGACGAGGTGTCCAGTTGCACCGGCCGCGTGCCGACAAAATCTCCGGTCGGCCCCAGTGTGCGGATGGCGTCGTTTGCGGGCCAGGTGAACACCTGATCCTGCGTGGAGTACACGGCCAGGCGCTCAGTGCTCCATGAGTCGAGCATCTGGTTCAGAGCCGCCAGCGCGTCCTGCGAGGTGGCGGCGGAGGGCGTTTCGCCCTCGGCAAGCTGGCCGATCAGCCGCAGTGCTGCGTTGATCTGGTCACCGGCTGTGGTGGACATCGGCAGACTCCCGTCGCCGCCTGCGCACGATCAGATCATTGACGGCAACAGGTGGCGTATCTTGCCCCGGAGTATACCTCTCCCACCCGTTTTGTTCGTCATGTTCGGCCTCCAGATCCATCGTGGCGATCTTGGTGCCGTGAATTTCGTGTCTCAGGTAGATGATGGGCACAGGTCGCCTCCGGGCCTGCGTCGCAGGTACATGTGATAGTTGCCGGGATACGCTTTGTCGGCGCTGTGGTGCGTGATGTCTGCGTCGGGGATCAGCCAGATAGACCCGCCGCAGTCGTTCCAATTGCGGCTGAAAGAGTAATCCTCGCCGTACCAGATGCCTTTGTGCGCGCCGTGGTTGAACAGGTCAACGTGCGGCTTGTGCGCCTTGCCGTACATGAGGTGCGGGTACGCGCGCATGAACTTCTCGACTGCCGCCTCGGTCACGCGCAAAAACCCGGCAGGCACCCACTCTGCGTGGATAGCGCCGTCTGCCAGGCGCACGATGGGATGCCCGCCCGCGTCGGTGAACAGGCAGCCCATGTAGTCTTCTTCGTCCCGCTTGAAGCGGTACGTTCCGGCAACCACGTCGCCCTCTGTCTGGATGAGCTTCAGCAACGCTTCCGGCGGGAACGACACATCGTGGTCAAGGAAAATGATCTGATCCGCACCCGCATCCAGCGCCTTGCGCAGCATGACGTTGCGCGCTTGGCTGATGTAGGGGTTGCCGACTTCCATCACCATCTGGTGCGTGATGCCCGCCGCATCCAGTGCCGGTACGGCGGCCTCTATGGCCTCCAGAAGCGCCGAATGCGGGCGGGTAAGGGTGGGCACACACAAGACGACTTTCATTGCGTCACGGGCCTTTGTGCGGTGATCATGAGCTGGTGGTTGATGGACGGGCCGGCATGGCGAACCTCAAACCCGGCGTGCTCAACAAAGTCGATCAGCGTTTTGCGAACGAACCCGTACTTGTGCGCCATGTACGGATTGCTCTGCACCAGTCTGGCCATGCCGTAGTACATGTCCAACCCCGTGACCGGGCCTGCTGGCGACTCGTAGACGACGGTGTTGTCGGGCTTGATGCCCTCCAGATCCGGCACTATGGCGATGAGAAACCCACCCGGCATCAGCACGCGGTGCAGTTCGCTCAACGCTTGCACGATGTCGTGCGCCGGCATGTGCTCCAGCACATGCGAGCAGTATGCGATGTGATATTGGCCGATGTCCCCCATGTCGGTCATGGGAGCAACAAAGTCAGGAGAAACGCCTAGGTCAATGTCCAGACGAGTCTCCTGACCCTGTATCCACTCGGGAAGCGGCTCTCGGCCGCATCCCGCATGAAGCACCTTGATCACGCAGCCTTGGCCAGGCCGAGAGCGGCCAGCGTGTTCATGATGTCAATCACGGCAGCCTTCAGCGTCGTGGTGACATCAGCAGACGACGCGGTGCCGACTGCTGAGGTAGCCACGGCAGCGGTGCGCTGCGTGATCGGCGTCGTGCCGTAGAACCCGACCTTGCCGGTGGCAGTGGGTTGCATCTGCACGGGCTGGCCGCTGCGGCCGACGTTGAGGGTTTCCTCAACGTTGCCGTCGCCCATCTGCTGGCCGTCGCCAATCTTGGGCGCTTCAAAGTTTGCGTTGGACATGATGTTCCTTTCTGGCGCTTAAGCGCCACCCTTCCACAGACCAATGGCCTGCAGCGTGTTCATGATCTCGATGACGGCGGCCTTGAGGGCAGTCGTCACGTCCGCGCTGCTGGCAGTGCCAACGGCGGACGTTGCTTGTGCTGCGTTGGAACGCTGCGTGACAGGCGTGGTGCCGTAGAACCCGACCTTGCCGCCAGCGCTGGGGGAGGCCCCCAGCGTGGCATCGTCAAGATCCTGGTCCGTGAACGCAACGCCGATGGGGCGCGTGAATGACATGGCATCACCCCCAGATCTCT